AGGAATGGCGTAAAGAGCGGCACCTGACACAATCTATCATAAAAGCATTAACCGGGGAAAATAAGGCTAAATTTGATGAGTATATTGAATCCCTTATTAAAAATGCTCAGTCAGGCAACCCTAAAGCTATTGATGCCGTTAATAAATGCCTGGAGGATGAGATTATAAAAGTTGCCCAAACCAACAGCGCCGGGGAGGATGTACCTACCGGACCGTTTGAAGTGAAGATAGTAAACCCTATACCTCCAGATGGGGATTGAGGCTACGATAGTTTTTAAAAAAATTTGGGAAGCAATCCATGCTGTTAATGATGATGGATCCAGAAAATACAAATACATAAGGCTGCCAGGTAGTAGCCGGTCTTCAAAAACATTTTCCTGTATTGATGTGTACGACCTGTATTGCAGAATGTACCCAAATAAACGCTGTACTGTTTGGCGTGACACTAAAACGGATTGTGTAAAAACTGTTTTAGAAGATGCAAAAAGACATCTTAAAAATACAGGACGTTGGAAAAAGGGATTTAGTTTCCATGAAACAAAAAGTATTCTTACTTATAATAATAGTAGTACGTTTGAAATTCATGGAACAGATGACGAAGATACTGTGCATGGGTTAAATCAAGATTTATCATGGCTGAATGAGCCGTATAATATGAGTTTGGCTGTTAAGGATCAGATAGACCAAAGAACTGCAGATGTTATGCTTATTGATTTAAACCCAAAACAAGGGCATTGGAGTGATGACCTTGTTAAGGATGAACGATGTATTACTATCCATAGTACTTTTTTAGATAACCCTTTCTGCCCGGATGAACAGCGGCGTAAAATACTATCATACCAACCCGTTAGTATGTGTAAGATTGTAACTGATCTTATTTTAAATGAGCAGGATGCTACCGGGTATGATGTGGAAGTAAATAAGTTACAGTTACCAAATAGTATGATCAAAGAACTATTACGTTGCCGGTTAAATGAATATAAAAATTCCGCCAGTACTTTTAATTGGATGGTTTATGGCCTGGGATTGAAGGCTGAAAAACCAAACCGTATTTTACATTATACCGAAATGCCGGATAGTGAATACCACGCATTGCCACATAAAAAGATTTATGGTAATGATTGGGGTGTTGTTGATCCGTGGGGAATATTGGAAACTAAGTATCATGATGGCTGTCTTTATCTTCACGAACTTAATTACGCATCAGAAAATGAGATCAGGGCTAATCTTACCACAACCGATTTAGCACAGATAAACGCAGCAGAGGAGGGTATTGTAAAATGGATGTACCGTAAATTAGGAATACCGTATGATGCTGTTATTGTTTGTGATAATAACAGACCGTTAAAGATACTCGCATTGCGTGAAGCCGGATGGGAATATGCTGTAGCTGCTGTTAAGGGGGCCAACTCAATAATAGACGGGCTGGATTTACTCTGTAATTTAAAGGTTTTTTATACAGCATCCAGTGTTAACATAAAGTATGAGCAGGAAAATTACAGTCGGAAAGTTGACCGCTGGAATGTTGTTTTAGAAGAGCCGGAGGATAAGGATAATCATATTGCCGGTGATCCTCCAAGATATGTCGCTTTGTTTTTACAGGCACAGGGTATTATCAGGAAAGTTTAGGTATTGGAGTTATCAAAAACATTTAGTACATTGTACCTAATTGGTTTTTGAATGATCTCTCATATAGCAGTTAGTTTTGATAACAGCCCCTGTTTTTACGGGGCTTCTTATTGCACCGCCACCAATAAAACATTTGTTTGTTACAAAAAATAATTATATTGCATACGAATTTGCAGCATAAATAGCCGCCGTTCATTAAATATTGGCCAATATTTTAAAATCATTCGGGCATAATGTTGTACGATTTTTCTCAAGTACGCATAAGCCCCAGCCTGATGAAGAAGGGATGTTCCCGGTCTTTAATCTCTTCAACGCCTCCCCTCAATTCAACGATTATACCAGTGACCTGGAAAAATACAATGCAGTTTGGAGCAACCCTGCTTTTTGTAAGGTTGTTTGCCTGCAATGTGACCTTTACTCCCTGGGACGGATTAAAGTTAAAGATAGCTCAGGTAATGAAATAGATGACCCGGTACTGGATTTATTCAAAGACCCTAACTACACTCAATCAGGTAACCAGTTTCTCTGGGACACCATGTTTTCATATATGCAGGGAAATGTGTATTGTTACCTGGATAATAACCTGCCAACGGTTGATAATATTATTTATTTTCTGGAATCGCATAAAATGGAATGGCCTACTGATTTTGATAAATACAAAGACCGGCTGATCCTTTCAAAAGCAAGTTACAAGCAGATAACAGATATTAAAATCATTTACCGATACGAGGACGGCAGCAGTTTACCGATTCCGCTTAGTAAGATTCTTATACTAACAGACCTATCCAACGGGCAGGGTAATTGGTTTAAGGGCCGTTCCCGTATTGACAGCCTTTGCAAGATATTTAGCAATGCCGATGCTGCACTGGATTCAACGAACATAAATATCCGGTATTCAGGCAAGTTTATGGTAACAGGGCAGGTTGACCCAAAGGACGTGTCAAAGTTGCCAATGAGTGATGAAGAGAAAAAAAGTATTGAACAGAAAGTTAACGGACCAAAGAGCGTACATGCTGTAAAGACTGCATCTGAAATTAAAAGGTTTGTTGAAAATATCGGAGCCCTAAAACTGGATGAGGCATACCGTACTGCATATTTCCTTATCGGATCTATGTACAACATACCACGTGACGTACTGGAAGCGTACCTGCAGAGCAGCACGTTTGAAAACCAGGAAAAATCTGTTGCAAAGCATGTGGCTTATACGCTACAGCCAAAGGGTGATGACTTCTTTGGTGAGCTTAGTACCCGGTTTGGGTTTACCGATAAAAAAATATGTATAACATGGGATCATTTGCCGTTTATGCAGGTATTTGAGAAAGAGAAGGCCGCTGTTAATAATCAGAATATGCAGACCATGACAGGCCTGTTAAAGCTGGGAGTTGATATTAAGGAAATAAATGAGTTATTAGGTACTAATTTTAAAACCGCAAAGTATGAGCAACCAAAACAACCAGCCCCAGCAGCCTAAAAAACTGAGTGAGGGGGAGGTAAAAAAGCTGGTTAAGGATAAAGAAAAAATTATTAAGTCAAATCAAATAATAAGAAAATGATTGACATACCACATTTTGAAAGTAAATCGGACTTATTCGACTGGTTAATTGAAAATAAGTCTGCATTAGTAGCACAGAAAAAGTCTGCTATAAAGTATGCTGATGCGATAAGCTACGCAGCCCCACTTGTAAACGATAAAGATGAGGTTTGTAAAACTGCGGATGATATACCGGCAACGGCTACTAAAATAAAAGTGCGTTCTATTATCAACACAACCAAGTTGCTGGACAGTCACAGCGATGTACATATTGATCAGCTATGGAATAAGTCAATCAAAGAAACAAAGGATAATTACCTTGTAAACCAGCATAACTTTTCTTTTGAGGGTATTATTTCGGATGAAGTAAAGGTATTCTGTAAGCAGATGACCTGGAAAGATTTAGGCTTCGATTTTGAAGGCAACACCCAGGCTTTGATTTATGACAGTGTTATTTCAAAAGAAGACAGCCCTTTGATGTTTGAAAAGTACAGGCAGGGTAAAGTAAAACAGCACTCAGTCGGTATGCGGTATGTAAAAATTGAAATGTGTATCAATGACGACCGTTACGAAAAAGAAAAATCAGCATGGGATAAATATTTTCCTGTTGTCGCCAATAAAGAAGATGCAGAGGCACAGGGGTATTTTTGGGCAGTAACCGAGGCAAAGAATATTGAGGGAAGCGCAGTAGTTAAGGGGAGTAATTTTGCCACACCAACACAATCAGTCGCAGCCGCCAAAAGCACTGCAATAGATATAGAGCCGGATGAATCCACTCAAACCAAAAGAACAATTATTTTTCACAATTCAATTTAAAAAGATGTTTAAATACAAAACAGAGGCGGAGCTTGAAAAAATGACACCCGATCAGCGTGACATTTACTCCGAACAGAAAAGGGCATTTGAAACAGATGCTACAAAGCAAATGATTGCCGATGCGATAAAAGAAGCATTCCCGGCTAAAACGCCTGAGCAAATAAAAGCTGAATCTGATGCTGCTAAAGCTGCCAGCGATGCATTCGATGCGTTAAAGGAAGATGTGCAGCAGATCAAAGAAAATACCGGGGCTAATAACAAGGCAATTGCTTTAGACAAAGCGATTGAAGCTGAAATGCCTGCAATTAAAGCAGCAGGTTCAAATCGTAAGGTACATGAATTTGTTGTTAAAGCCAACACGTTAAGGGCATCGGTTGTAGATAATCCTGCAGCTTTGGATTTAACTGATATTGGTCAGCTTGCAACACGTAAACTTACCGTTTACGATATGTTTACCAAAATACCTGTTGGCAGGGATCAGAACGGCGTTGTAAGATATACCGATTGGGATGATGCCACAAAGGTAAGATCAGCCGCTGCTGTTGCAGAGGGCGCTGCATTTCCTGAATCAACTGCAGCCTGGGCTACCTACACATTGGAATTAAAAAAGGTTGGCGATACGGTTCCGGTTTCTGAAGAATTGCTTTATGATGCCCCACGTTTTGCGGCTGAATTAAAGTCGTTCCTGGAAACAAACGTTGCTGTAGTTATTGACACAGCCCTGGTAGATGGCGCTGGTACAGGCGCAACAATACTTGGTATCAAAGCACAGATACCGAATTATGCTGCTGCTGCTGCTGGCATTACCGATGCAAATATTTACGACCTTATCGTCAAGGTTCGTGAATCAATTACATCGTCCTATGGCAGTAAATACAGTCCGAATGTGGCGTTGATGAATATTGCCGATATCAACAAAATGAAGTTGAAAAAAGATATAAACAATAATTACATCATGCCTCCATTTGTTACCAAAGACGGCAATGTTGTTGACGGCATGTTGATACTTGAATGTAACGCATTTGCAGCAAATACAATGGCTGTAGGGGATAGCCGTTATGGTAAAATTTACGAAGAGCCTGGTATGTATGTTGCTACCGGTTACGATGGCAGCGACTGGAGCAATGATATGCAGACAATGAAGGCCCGTAAGCGCCTGAATCTGTTAATCAGGACTGTAGATCAAACCGGATGGAAGGAAGTAACATCTATATCAGCCGCTTTGGTTACGTTGGCAACTTAATTTTATCACTTTTAAATTAGTTTTATGAAGGAGATAATTTTCACAGTTGACTTTGCAACTAAAAAGAAAGGTGATAGCTTAAATTGTGACAGCACGTTAGCTTCGCAGTTAGTTAACACTGAAAAGGTCGCCAAGTATGCTGATAAGGTTTCTGATAAAGCCAAAAAACAAAAGCCTGAATAATGGCAACAATCGACAGTACATATTTCTTTGGTGAACGTAGCCTGGCATTCCCGGATACGCCTGCAGGTACGGCTAACCTTACTGCTATTATTGCAGACAGGGAGGCTGAGTTATTGCAGCGTTTATTTGGGTATGAGTTATACAAAGCATGGCTGGCAGCGTTAGCTTTAGAGGTTGATGACACACCTGGCCCGGCGGTATTACTTGAACAAAGATTTGCAGACTTAAGAGACGGTAAAGAATATACTAACCAAAGCGGGGTCTTGACCAAATGGCCGGGACTTCGCTTTACGGTTGGTACTGCTAAAAAATCTCTTATAGCAGACTTTGTTTACTGGCATTACCTTGCGGATAACTACACATTCACAACAGGCAGCAGCGAAAAGAAAACAGACCTTGCTATCAATGCCAACCCTGAAGATAAAATGATCAGGGCGTGGAATGAAATGGTAAGGTTTAATTGCCTGCTGAATGCTTTTTTAGTAGATCAAATCGAGGTTTACCCGGAGTATAAAAGTGTTTGTATTGACCGTGAATTATACACAACAAAAAACAGGTTAGGATTTTGAACAACCCTCCCTACATATTAGTTGATGAACTTGAAACAGTTGTTACGGCTGTAAAGACAGCTTTAAATTTGTCTGTTTTAAATTATCAGTACGGGTATGTTACAGAGTTGAACGAGACACTGAATGAGTACAACAAGGAAGCTGAATTCAGGCCGTTGAAATTCCCCCTGGTTTGGTTGGCCCAGCCTTTTCCTGTAAAGCGGGATAGCTTTGAATATTTCGGTCGTGCTACATTGGATATTTTTATATTCAATAGGACGGATGTAAACCTGAAAGCTGTTGACCGGATGACAAATAATTTTAAGCCTACAATTTACCCTGTTTACAGGGAGCTGATTGAACAGTTATCCATGCACACCGCTTTTATGAATGAAGATGACCAGGCTATCAGGCACGAAACAACAGACCGTTACTATTGGGACGGGATAAACCAAACTATGACTGATATTGTCGATTGGATGTACATTAAAGGAATTGAAATAACTATTAAAAACAAATGCCCTTAACCGGGCGCAAAACTTAAAAATTATGGCACTTATAAATCCCTGCGTTCCCGGTGAAGGAATAAAAAACACCGGCGTAGAATGCTCAGATGCAATGCTGGCAACTTATATGTTGTTTATGATGCCACAGTCTGCTACATGGGGAGCGGCTGATGAGCTTGATTTTACAGCATACGCACAAACACAATGTCATGCCTTACCGGCAACCAGGTGGTGGCCCTTATTTGGCAGGAATGCTAAGATAAACGGTATTGCTGATTCGCCTGAAGGCGATGTTGTAGAAACAATGGAGGACGGATCCAAGTCTTTCATCCGCAATGGTATGTTTAACCGTACATTCATGACCACCAAAGGTGGTGATTGTTTTGCTAAGGCCTTACAGGCTATGGATAAGAACTATGCTTTTGTTGAAATTGACAGCGAAGGCAAAGTAAAGCGGTTGGTAAATGCAGACGGAACTTTTAGCGGTATTCCCGTTAATGTTGCTTTTGCTCCAACGCCGGAACTGGCTAACCTGAAAACAACCTACAAAAACAAGTTCACTTTGGATTTCAGTCCCATTGATTACATCAATAATTCCGGGATTGTTAAAGGTGATGCTACGGAAGATATTCTGTCAATCCGGGGATTGTTTGACACAGCCGTTGCAGATAGTACCGTAACTGCTAACAGCATAACAAAGGTTTATGTTTCTGTGAAAACCGTTTGCGGTGAAACTGATCTGATTTCTTTGTACGGCGCAACATTGGCCGTCCTGGGGAATTTCGTTTTACATAACGCTGCCGGTACAGTTAACACGCCGTCCGCTGTTGCTATCGTTGCCGGGGAGCTTGAATTTACCGGTACGTTTTTAACAGCAACCAATATTACCGTTGCCTTGGCCGCTGCAAGCGTGCTGAAAGCTGCTGGTATTGTTGGTTATGAAGGAACTGTTGTAGCAACATGTCCAATACCATAAACCCTATTTTTTAACAACGTAAAATCATTATTATGAAATTTACATCAGGCAATATTATAGCTGACATCTCGGAGAATCATCCAGATGTTAAGGCTTGCAAAAATGTTGCAGACTTGAAAAAGTTAAACCTGTTAACGGGCGGAACGGATGAGGATTACAAGGCTCTATGGGAGCAACTCAAAGGGAAGCCGGAAGCAGAAAAGGTAGTGGTTTAACAACCATTGGTTTATAAATAATGGCCCGGTTATGCAGATGGCCGGGCCTATTTAAGTTTTAGTTATGCTTAAAGGATTAGAAACATTGATTAAAGGGATGCAATCATTCAATGCGCATGATGAGTTTGTAAGTATTGTGGAGTTGAATAAAGATGAGTTAACAGCCTTGCAAAGGGAGCAATTGAGTTACGGCATTGGCAGAGACGGTAACCCACGTATTGATGAATACCGGCCTTTAACTATGATGATTAAAAGCCTTACAGGTGTAGGGCTCGGTGCTGTTACAGACAGGGTAACTTTCTTTATGACCGGCAATTTGTATCAAAGCCTTACAACGCAGTTATCCGGGGATGTATTCATAACAACAGCGCCTGTATTCACTTTTGACAAAATGGTTGACCGGATAGGCGATGATAATTACGGACTAAGTGAAGATCAAAGAATAGAATTTGCCACCGAAACTGCTATGCCAGCTTACAGGGAAAGATTCAAACAGGTAACAGGATTAACTATGCACAGATTATGATTTTAAAATGTTGCGATATTACATTACGGGTCTTTATGGCTGCTATGTTTAATCAGCAGTATGAAGGCGTTGGCGGCCCTGATAATTGGGAGGATATTTATACAGAGTATATTGATTTATCCGGTATTGGGGAAACGCAGCAATATACTTTACTGGTTAATATTCACAACGTGCAAAAAAGAATTGTTGCGGTACAGGGTTACATTGACATTGAGAAAAAATGGTTTGTGCTTCATAATGAACCATTTGAGCCGGCATTGGTTGACCTTAGAAAATACGGACACCGTTTAACATGGGACATCGGCAACCCAAAACAGTTTATTGAGCAATTAGAGCGGTGCGAGATTAAGGAAAAAAAGAATATTGCTGAACTGGACAGCTACATCAAAGAATTGGAAGACTTGAAAAAAAACGGGCCAAAAGTTACCGTTAATGCCAGGCAGGATTTTGTTAAGCAGATGAACCGGCTGGGTAAACACGGGTATAAAATTGACAAAGACAAAACGGATATGGAGGAATATTCATTAATGATCCGTGAGTATGATGAAGAATTGAAACAAAGAATTTTAGACAGCGATAAACCACAAAGATAATGGCAGAACAAAATATTGTCGAAATTGGTTACGATCCTAAGTTTCAGCCTGAAATAGATGCTGTTACCAAGTCTTTGATTGAACAATACACAATTATAAAAAAAATTGATGAGACAAAAATATCACCCGGCTCCGGTGGTGGCTTTGCTGAATTAAAGGCCCAGGTAGATGCATTGGCCAAAAGTAACAAGGCTTTAATGGATAGTAATGTTAAGATGGCGCAATCATTGGCTGACCTTAATGGGAAACAAGCTGAATCTATATCTGTGTCAAAGCAGGCGGTTGTAGTTAATCAACAAGTCGCCGGGTCAATGGATGGAACAATTAAAAAATTAAACGATGCTAAATCTGCTTTAGCCGCTAATACTGCATTACAAAAACAGCTTACTGATGATATGAAACGGGGCCGGATTTCGGCTGATGAGTATCGGGCTGAAATGACACGCTTAACAAGTGTGGGGTTGAAATATAAGCAGGTTGTTTCTGAGTTGACCAAAGACCTTAAAGACCAAACAAGGGTAACATTGGGGCTTATTACTCCTTATGAATTATTATCTAAAAAATATAATGATGCAGCTAAGAATGCACAAAATTTAGCTGTCCAGTACGGTGTAGGTAGCATGCAGGCAAAGGCGGCTACAGCTACAGCAAACGGGTTACATAACCAGTTGCTGACAATCGACCAAACTATAGGTAAGTCACAAAGAAATGTAGGTAATTACGCAGGGGGTATTCAAAAGGCATTCGGTGGATTACGTACACTTGCAAATGTTTTGCCTGGGTTAGGATTATCGGGTATCTTTCTTTTGGGTTATGAAGCTGTAAAAAAACTTGTTGAATCTATAGGAGGTTTAAATAACAAAGTATTTACCCTGAATGAACAAAGGAAATTATCTGTCCAAATTGGTGAAGATGCTGCAAAGAGTGCTGGAAAAGAACAGGCTTCATTACTTAGTTTGAAGTCGGCTATTGAAAGCGAATCTGTACCAAGAGAGCAAAGGTTACAATCTATTAAAAATTTAAAAAAAGAATTTCCCGGGCTATTTGATGGGTTGACAAATGAAGAGTTATTGACCGGTAAGGTTGGTGATGCTTATAACAAAGCTACTGAGGCTATATTAAGAAAAGCCCGTGCATCTGCTGCCAGTGCCGAACTTGAAAAAGTAGCTGCTGAAAAATTTGAAATATTAAGAAAAATTGAAGAGGATAGAATTGCTACAAATGAAAAAGCAGCAAAACAAAAAGCGGGTGAATCTACTGATATGGAGGGTAACACTATTAAATTTTCAGCAGAACAAAATAAACGTGCTGTAATTATGCAGTATAATGAACGTGCAAAAGCGGCACAGGATGAAATAAATCAATTGAACAAAAAACAGACTTTTCTTTTAAAATTCGTTACTGAAGGTGTAAAAGAGACAACCAAAATAGAGACTGCAAAAGCTAACCAGTCTAAAGATTTAACCGATAAAACTGCAGAAGAAATTCTTAAGATCAACTACGAAATGAACAAGCGTGACATTCAAAGACAGATTGATGAAGCCAAGGCAACTGTTGATAATGACAAAGAGCGATACCGTGTACGTTTAGAGGCATTAGGCGAATATAATGCTGCGAAGATTGCAATGATCGAGCTTGACAGGCAGTTTGAGATTGGTAACGAAAAATTAAAATATGATGAGATAAAGGCTAATCTTAAAAAGCAGGCTGAAGATGACAAGAAAAAAGACGGTGGGCCTGATGCAGATTTTCAAAGGGAGGTTAATACCCAGCTTCAAAGGGAAAAAGAAGCTCACCTGCTAAGGCTGCTAAATCTTGAATCAAAGTATTATGATGAATTGCGAAAACAGGGTAAATCGTACTTAGCCGATATAAAAAAACTGGAAGATGAAAGGGAGAAAAATGCCCAGGATGCATTTAAAAAAGATATTGATAATCAGGCTGCAAACATCAAGTCAAAAAGGGCAATGTTAGATGCCTTTGATGAAGAGCGAAGACAAAAGCGGCTTAAAGAAATAGCGGCTGAAAAAGAAAAAGAAAAATTAATATTCGACTTCGCAAAAGAATTTGCTAATAAGGCTCTCGATCTTGTAAGCACGCTTGTAAATGCCGGTTACACCCGTCAACAAAATGCTTTACAGGCTTTAATAGATGCCAATACTGAATATGGGAATGCGGAAACTGAACGTATTGCAAACAGTACTGTTAGTGAACAAGAAAAGGCTGCAAAGATTATAACTCTTAACGCAACCGTTGCCGCAAAAAATAAACAATTAGCACAGGAGCAGAAGGAACTGGATATTAAGAAAGCTCAGTTTGACAAACAGGTAGGTATTGCTAAAATAATCATGAACACCGCTATTGGTGTTACCAGTGCTTTAGCAGGTGATCCGTACACTGCTGCTTTACGTGCTGCTATTGTTGCTGCATTAGGTGCTGCTGAACTTGCTATTGCTATTGCAACACCTATACCTACGTATGCTGAAGGTACAGAGAACCACCCGGGCGGTTATGCAATTACAGGGGAGGGCAAATATGCGGAAATGGTAACAGAACCCGGCAAAAAGCCTTATGTGGTTGACAGGGCAACTTTAAGCAATCTCCCAGCCGGAACAAAAATAAAGCCATTAACAGGTGATTATATCAATGAGCAGATGTATGGCAGCATGATAACTTCTATGGCAGAACGTATGGCGTTGGCTGATGCTATTGAGAACAAAAGAAGCCAAACTGATTGGCAAATTGCCCGTTACCTGGCATCGGAATTAAAACAACAACCACAGAGAAAGCAACCTATACAGGTGGTTAATAAAATAGACATGGGCTTTGCTGCTTACATTAATAAACAAATTTTTGGAAAAGGATAATGGCATTACCGGTTAAAATATCACTTCAATTCATTACCGATAAAAACGGCAGGTGTAAGTATGTAGAAAACGGAGTGGTTAAAACATCTTCGCCTCCGATTCCTTTACCACAAAATGCAAAAGGATGGCGTGAAGCTCAGATAAGCTTTGGCACTAATAAAAAGTATATGAGCCTTAACCGGTCCTACTCAGTACCGATGTTTTTTGTTGGTGACGGTGCTTTTATTTGCCGTAATGCAGTTTATAAGCTTAAAGGCTATGAAGAGGAGTTATATTTTGTATCGCTTCGCTACAATGCACAGACGGGTATTTACGAACTTGAATACAAAGGCCGTTTGGATTTCGGTAAGTATGAAGATGAACCACGTAAGGGTATAATGGTTTCAACTATTGAGGCCGGTGTTATGCAGTACCTGGCCAATAATGACGGAGTAGAGTATGAGATACCACTTGATATCACAAACTCTGACTGTATACAGCTTTTATTTGATGGTATTCCATTATTTGATAGGTTACGATACACACCGATTAACATTGATCTACCAAACTTTTCAGGTCCGCTTAACCACAGGACTTTACCAATGCCATATATTTCAAATGAAGGAGATAGTGTAGGTGTAACATTTGGAGGACAGGCTTTTGATGCTTTTGGGGATCCTGCTGCTTATGTTGCCAGTAGTGCAAATTATATCATGTCGTGTACCAGGCCAATAGAAGTTGAGGTTACCGGTACAATATCATTCAGGTTAACAAGGGATAGTTACGCATCAGGTGGAAGCAT